TTCCATCGGGGCGAGTTTTTGGGAGAGCAGTTCCATGTCCCGGCTCATCTTCTCCGCCGTGATTTTCGCGTAGATTTGGGTCGAGCGGATGCTCGTGTGCCCCATCAGTTTCGACAGCGTTTCAATGGGTACGCCGTTGGAAAGACATATTGTCGTGGCATACGAATGACGGCTTTGGTGGAACAGAACCCACAAAGCAGCCGTCGGCAAACAAGTGACGATGAAACGCAACCCGTTTGAAATGAGCGGTTTCGCATTATTCTGCCGGATGGCGGAAACGCAACGGAGTGCGGAATGGTGAGGCATTTCAGTTACCAAGCCGTTAGCCGCCTGTTACCGAAGCAGGGACAGGTAACGCACGGAAAATGAAATTGTTGTGCGCCCGTGCCGATTGCGCCGATACGCGCCGTTCTGCAAATCAAAGGACGCTTGCACTCAAAGTAACTTTGCAATCAAAAAGTGTGAGCGTATGAAAATCGAGAAATTCAAGGTGCTGCTCTACCTGAAAAAGAGCGGAACGGACAAGTCGGGCAAAGCCCCGATAATGGGCCGTATTACGGTGAACCGCACGATGGCTCAGTTCGGCTGCAAGCTGTCGTGCAAACCGGAGTTGTGGAACGCGAGGGAAAGCCGTCTGGACGGCAAGAGCCGCGAGGCGGTGGAAACCAACGCGAAACTGGACAAGCTGCTGCTTGCGGTCAATACGGCGTTTGACACGCTGGTTGAGCGCGGACAGGACTTTGACGCGACGGCGGTCAAGGACCTGTTCCAAGGCAGCATGGAAACGCAGATGACATTGCTTCGGATGACCGACCGCATCTGCGAGGACCTGAAGGCGCGTATCGGCATAGACCGTGCCAAAGGAACGTACCCCGGCTATTACTACATGAGGAAGAGATTGGGCGAGTTCATCCAGTGGCAGTTCAAGACGAAGGACATCGCTTTCGGACAGCTTACCGAACAGTTCATACATGATTACCAGAACTATGTGATGGACGTGAAAGGCTTGGCGGTGGACACGGTGCGCCACTATCTTGCCATCCTGAAAAAGGTATGCCGCATCGCCTACAAGGAAGGGTATGCGGAAAGGTGTTTCTTTGCCAATTTCACCCTGCCCAAACAAGTGGAACGTACTCCGAGGGCGTTGAGCCGCGAGGACTTCGAGAAGATACGCGATGTGGAGATACCCGCATGGCGAACCACGCATATCCTCGCCCGTGACCTCTTCCTGTTTGCCTGTTATACAGGAACCTCCTATGCGGATGCGGTGAGCGTCACCCGTGAGAACCTTTACACCGACGATGAGGGAGGCCTCTGGCTGAAATACCGCCGTAAGAAGAACGAGCTTCGGGCAAGCGTGAAGCTGCTGCCCGAAGCGCTCGCCCTGATTGAGAAGTACCATGACGACAGCCGTCCGACATTGTTCCCGATGATACACCATCCCAATATGAAACGGCACATGAAAGCCCTTGCCGTCCTTGCCGGAGTAAGCGGAGGCTTGTGCTATCATCAGGCACGCCACTCCTTCGCCTCGCTGATTACGCTGGAGGCCGGAGTGCCGATTGAAACCATCAGCCGGATGCTCGGTCATTCCGATATAACCACGACCCAAGTTTATGCACGTGTCACTCCGAAAAAGCTCTTTGAGGACATGGACAAATACATAGAGGCGACCAAAGACTTGAAACTTATTCTCTAACTTATAAAAACATCACAACCATGCGCAGTACATTTTCCATATTACCGTACATCAACCGAAACAAGGTAAAGGCGGACGGCACGACCGCCGTCCTGTGCCGTATCACCATAGACGGCAAGAGTTCCACGATGGCGACAGGCATCTATTGCAGGCCGGAGGATTGGAACAGCAAGGCGGGAACCATCAGCACCGTCCGCGAGAACAACCGCTTGCAGGAGTTCCGCAAGTCCGTCGGACTTGCCTACGATGAGATTTTGAAGAAACAGAACGTGGTAAGCGCCGAACTGCTCAAGAACACATTGGCGAAGAGGGCGGTCATCCCAACCAAGCTGTTGCAGATGGGTGAAAGGGAGCGTGAGCGGCTGCTCGCCCGCTCAAAGGAGATAAACTCCACGTCCACCTACCGACATTCGGGGTATTACCAAAAGTACCTGAAAGACTATCTCACATCGTTGGGCAAGGAGGACATCGACTTCACCGACATCACGGAGGACTTCGGCAATTCCTACAAGGCGTTCATGAAACGCAACAAGAATTTCAGCGCACAGCAAATCAACAAGTGCCTGTGCTGGCTGAGCAAGCTGGTGTACCTCGCAGTGGATTATGAGATACTCCGTGCCAACCCGTTGGAGGATATGGAATACGAGAAGAAGCCCGCGCCGAGGCACAGGCACATCAGCCGTACCGAACTGAAAGCCATCCTCGAAACCCCGATGCTCGACCCGTTGCAGGAACTGGGGCGGAGGGCATTTTTGTTTTCGACATTCACGGGTTTGGCGTATGTGGACATCATGCTGCTCCATCCGCACCACATCGGCAGGACGGCGGACGGCAGGCGTTACATCCGCATCAACAGAAAGAAAACCAACGTGGAGGCGTTCATCCCCCTGCATCCGATAGCGGAACAGATACTCGACCTCTACAACACGACGGATGACACGAAACCCGTCTTTCCGCTTCCGAGCCGTGACGAGATGTGGTTTGAGATACACGAGCTGGGCGTTGCGATAGGGCGGAAAGAAAACTTGTCCTACCATCAAAGTCGGCACTCCTTCGGAACGTTCTTAATTTCAGAGGGAATACCCATCGAGAGCATCGCCAAGATGATGGGTCACTCCGGCATAAGAACTACCCAACGGTACGCGGAAGTAACGGACAAGAAAATATCCAAGGACATGGACAACCTGATGGCTTTCAGACGCGCCTACGGAACGGGAGCGTCAAGGGAAAAGAAAACAAAGGACACCTCAACGAACAAGGAGGGATAAGTATGGAAAGAGGTATCATAACAATCACTGAAAATGGGGCGGTCGCCATGCCGACCGCTCCCGTATGGATGACGCAGCAGGAAATGTCCGATGCGTTCAATGTGTTCGGCTGCGACATCCGCAGGGCTATCCGTGCCATTTACAAGAACAAGGAGTTGCTGGAGAGTGACACCATGCGCTACGTCAGGCAGGACAACGGGATAAGCTACGATGTGTACAGCCTTGAAATGATGATAGCCATTGCTTTCCGGCTGCGAACTAAGGAATGTATGGCTTTCAGGCGGTTTGTCTTGGGCAGGCTGAACGCAAACGGCAGCAAATCAATTAACCTTTTCTTTTCGCTCTCCCCGTTACGTGGAAAGAGAGCGGGAAATTGAGCCGACCTCAAACGGCATAAGAGATACCCTCAGACGGCGTATAAGACTGCCTCTAACGCCGTCTGAGGGTAACACTGCCATTATTCTATCTGAACGCTTCCCGGTAATTGGCGGCAAGCATCCGCTCGATGTCCGATTCCTTGTAGAGAATTTTTCCGCCCAACTGGTAGTAGGCGATAATTCCGGTGTTGCGGTAGTCCTGCAAGGTGCGGCGGCTCACTTTCAGCCGTGCCGAAACCTCCCTGTCCGTCAGGAAGCGTTCGCCGCCCAATGTCGGACGGCTGTTTGCCACAAAGTTCTCGATGCCGTCCAGCAGACGGTCAAGCGTGTCGCCGAATTGGGCGACCAGCGCATGGTTCTTGGTTATCATTTCACTCATTGTCACTTTGGATTTAGTAGTAAGACAATAATAATCAGACGGCTCTGTCCGTCCGTTTGCCCTCAATTAGTTTTACGATGCTCAGCACATCCTCCGGCTTGTAAAATACCTTGTGGTTAATCTGCGAATAGGCCAGCGTGCCGTTGTCGCGTAGCGTCTGCAACGTGCGCGGGCTGATGTTGAGCTGTCGGCAGACTTCCTGGTTGTCCATCCATCCGCTCATAGACTTGCCTTCCTGTTTCGCAAGGATGGCATCCACACGTTCCGTGAAACGGCTGAACTTCGCCGCCATTTCCTCAAACGCTTCTTTCTGAAAAATCAATACTTCCATTGTCGATA